CACTCAGTGAGTGCTTAGATGTTAGAATGCCAATATGTTGACCATAGGACTATTAGAAGAGTTCAAGGAGGTCGTAGCACCTTGCTTGAAAGACAGCATTATGGCTAGTGCCTTTCGTGGTACTGCATGTGTAAACAAACGAGAAGTAAAAGATTTTGTTGTTCTTGTTACTTGGATTCCACTTGGAGTCCGAGCAGAAGTGAAAATAATCATTAAACAAAACAACCAAGAGGAAATGAATTACTCGATGTTTGTGAATGACTACCAGACAGAATTAGTAGCCCACGTTGTACGTACATGGGCTGTTACTTATGAGATGCACTGCGACAGTGCTATTCGTTCTGTCCGCCGGAAGTCTGCTTTTGAGAAGTAGACTGTAGTTCACCGCAGTATTTCACAACCTTTGCAGCAATCTCTTCATCATTCGTCAGTGTTGCTGTTAGATACCACAAACACTTATATAAGTCACTTGATGCATCTTCACCCGGTTTCTTACCGGCTCGCTTGATGTATTTGACCACCATCGATAGGTCACCGTTCAAGCCCCAGTTCGTGTAGACAGAACGTGCAGATATGTTTGAACTTACATCGTTGTAGTGTTTAGGGATTACCTTTGATTCATCAAACATTCTCTCGTTCCTCTTCTCCAATCATGATGGCGTTCTTAGTCTTGCCGGTGTTGACTTCAATCTGTTCTGGTACCCAGATGTAGCCGTTCTTACGGCAGTAATCTTTAGCCTTGCCACCGCCGCCGATAAGCATCACGAGTAGTGGTGTAGAACCGGCTCGTTCTTTTGCAACCGCCAACTGATATTCCATGACGTCAGTGCCACGGTCAAACATAACGTTGAAGCGGCTTGCATATGCACCCCAACCTTGTGGCACACCAATAAGTGCTTTATCAAAGTGGTCGGTAGCCAAGTTCAAGTCAACGTAAATTTGAATTCCATACGACTGCCAATACCGTGACAACCAGCGTTTACGATAGATATCGTAGAGGACTTGGATATCAGCGTAGTCGTTGTTTGTTGAGTAGTTCAACTCGGTTAGTGCAGTACACCCAGACTTGACGATAGGCGTAGGGTCTTTCCAAAGGTTCTCCCAACGCCTATCTTCGGTATACATGTTGTATGTCCCGCCAAACTGTTTCTTGCGGCTGATAGCACCCCAAGTGATGATTGGTGTCATAACTGACCGTGCTTGTTGGTTCAAGTCAAGGGTCGGTATTCCCCAGTCGTTGTCAGATGGGAATTTGGTGTGCATGTAATGCCACGGTGTTTCACGGGCATCATACTCTTCCTCTTCAACTTCTGATACACGTGATGTTCGTTCTAGAGGTTCATCTTCACCGTTGATGATGTCTTGTAGGAAAGACATGTCATCGTCGTTGTATCCAGTTCCAGATAAACCGCCTTCATAGGTGTTGAGTTCTTCCAGAATCTCCAAGAGTTTCTCGTCGTCGTCAACACCCATTCGTGCCGTCTTGTTGTCCACGAGCAAAATACGTAGTTCTGCTTCGGCATCAACATCAACAAACTCTACTGGTACTTTCTTCCAACCGAGTTCTTTCGCCGCTTTTACACGGTGATTACCAGCAAGTATATGCATGGTTCTCTTGTTGACCAGCACACGCCCAAAGAAACCGTTTGTGGCAAGTGATTCCTTGATGGCATCAACGTTGCCCACGTTGGCGTTTTTAGGGTGATGTTTGAGTTGACTGATGAGTACATCATCGGTACCGACATTCAAGACGCTTGGCATTAACTATGCTCCAGTGCTACCGAAACCACCTTCACCACGGTCTGTATCAGATGTGATGACTGCTTCTTTGAACTCTACGTCTTCTACTTTGGAAAAGACTAGTTGAGCAATCTTCTCACCGGCTTCAACTTGATAGTCTTGCTTGCCGACGTTCATGAGAATGACGCCAACTTCACCACGATAATCAGAGTCAATGGTGCCGGGTGCATTCAAGACGATGACACTGTGCTTGAGTGACATGCCACTACGTGAACGAACTTGGGCTTCGTATCCAGATGGGATAACTAACTTGATTCCAGTTTTGACGAGCTTTGCAACGCCAGCGTGAATCACTTTGGTCTCAGCCGCCTTGACATCAAAACCGGCAGAGCCAACGGTTGCCTTTGTAGGCATCGATGCTTCTGCACTAAGTTCAATCTCAACTGGTAGTGCGCCGGGCAATACTGTCTTGACTGGTTCCGACTTCACTGGTTGCTTCTTTACTACTTTTTGAAATTTCAAATTGTGTAGTGATTCGTCTGTACTCATAGTTCCACTTTCCACTGCATGATGTTCAGTTTGATGCAGTCTTTTTCTGGCTCTACCCGAAAGCCAAGTTCTTCTCGTCTTGCTTCATCGTTTAGGATTGAGGCTTTGATTTCGTCTGACAGTTTAGACACAAGGATAGACATTTCCATCTTAACTGCTTCTGGGCAAATCACAGAAATATTATCAATAGCCCGTTCAGTATCAGTGACAACAATCTTGGGTTGAGTTTTACGGAAAGTGACTGAGCCAAATGGCGTCTCATATGTCTTACGGTCACGTGGAAGATTCCGTAGTGCGACATCACGAAGTTGACTCCCGTAACGAGACATCAGATAGTCACGCTTGTTTGTGTGGCGTGTAATCATCGTGTCTAAGTTTTCAAGAATCTGCTTACGTCTAGCAATGAGTGCTTCGACCTTTGCTTCTTCGATAGACACCTTGTCCATAAACATTTCGATGTCAGTTGTTGTTGTAAGGATTTCAGGTAACCAGTTTGGTCGGATGCTGACAACTTCACCAGTCTCAACATCGACTATAAATGGTTCTTGCTCATAACCGAGCACGTCATTCGTTGTACTCACTTGTACTTCTCCTCTTGTGCCATCTGCCATGCTTGACGAGCATATGCCCTATCGGACAAATACTCTTGAGTGAACTCACCAGCGTGACTAAACGCATTTTGACGCAACGTGTCTATCTCGACGATGTCCCAGTCAACCTTGTGCTTGCCCGGAATAATCTCACCTAGTTCAGCAAGGATATACATTTCATCCGCACTAACGACATCGATGTAAGGAAATGAATGCCTACCAGCAAGTGTGCCGGTGCTCCATTTGATAACGATTCCAACTTCTACCATTGACTCTTCCCCATACTTTCGTGGTGTGTTTATGATATCAACTTAGATTGTCTTTGTCAATCTTACAAACATATTATTTGTCAACTAGCATTTATTACCGTATAGTCACCCTATGGAAAAGGGAATCATCAACCGAGTATTACGTTTTGGCTTGTTGCCAATAATCGTAAGTGCAATTGCAATGTCCGTGGCATTTGTGACGGTCTTTCTTGTCACGTATGGTGCATATTGGTTCTATATCAATATAATGAGATGACATGCCATTTTTAGACACGACACGTTCTGGAACTGTTTACTTTGAGTTCACTACTGCTTGGAACTTTGTTGTTCATCCGGAAGCACTTGAACCAGCAGTAGACGTAAAGTATGCGCGTGTTAACGGAAATGTCGGTGGCCATGGTGGTTTTGCTGGATATTGGGAAATAGACTGGAGTAGTACGCCGGGTCCCGGCACATGGTCATATCAAGTATTTGTTATATTGACAGCCGACAACGGTCATGGAACTCCAGTAACAACAACAACAACAATTGCCTCCGGAACACATCCCGGCTCTGTTGAGTACATAGATTTATCTGGGACACTCGATGGCGTCTTTAGTGCATCTGTTGGGACGGATGTTTTATGGGATATCACATCTGGCAGTTCAATCAATACAACTACCGGTGAACTCACTCATCCACCTATAACAAATTACAGATGGTACGAGAAAAGTCGGGTTGGGACAAACGCTACAGCAACTATAACATTAGGTGCTGCTAGTGCGACATCGACAACGGCTGTGACTCTTGGTAACCGTGTTGTAATGAACTACATCATTGGTACAAATCAAGATGCTTATGCTGACCAAACTGGTACTGCGTCATGTAATGTAACTGTTCATACTTGCAACGGTGTCAACCCATTTCAACCAACTCACACTCACGCATTTGGCGGTAATACTGCGACTAACTGGTCAACAACCGTCACTTCATCTACTGCTACAAATCTAGAGTACATCTTGCTGAACTCTCTTGGTCGGCTACCAGCAAACGTCGAAATGAACGTAGTGACAAGGGCTTGGAAAGATTCCTATCCAGACCCGTTAGACTACACAATCACTGGTTACGACTACGAGATACTTCCACTTCGCAACCGTGCAGTCACGGGAACTGGTGGCTTTGGTGCGTCAGACAACATCTACTACTACTACATCACATCTGAAATTTTCAATGGCACAACAGCAGATTATCTAACAACTGAACTCGATGGAATACCAGACACAATATCCGTAGCCATCCAGACTGGCTCACTAATATCACGCAATGATGACACGGAAGATAAGCGAATCATGTTCCGGTCTTGGGAGTTCAACGGTGCAAACATACAACTCACAAATCCATACTCGATAGCCGGAACTGGAAACACACGGACGTATGCACCTCAGCAAGGGATGAGTTCATATAGGTGGCTGAAGGTACAGATAAAGTGCCAAGCCGGAACAAATCAAGCTGGTCAGATAGAGATTACTGACTTCCATGGAAACACTAAAAAATGGAATGTCGTAGCAGCGACAACGACATATGAAGTGGTCACCCTTGACCTTTGTATGCCAGATGTCTGGTCAGTCGGTACGCTCCCTCCATACGACAACAAGAATGACCCATACCCAAGAAAGAATACTGTCTCCCTTGACTTCGCTGGTGCTGAATCAGTAGACAGTGCTTATTGGGGTGTTACGAGTGCTTTGAGACTTCAAGTGTCATCTGGAAATATTGACATTGGAACTACTGAACTAGATAAGGTTACTCATGCACATCAGAATTTTATACCGTCTGGAAAGCGATGGAAAGCTGAACGCATAACGGCTGATATCGTTGCAACCGACCCGAACTTAACAACAACTTACTATTACGCTCGTCGATTTTGGCAGTTGGAGCAAGACGGTCGTACTGAAGAAGAAACTGATGTAAACTTCCAGAACACAGTCACACCAGTTGTTTCGACTTGGGCAGCACAATCACTATCCATCCTTGACTTGTGTAATCAGATACTTGCAACTGATGTTGGCATTATCAGACATCCCGGTTTCAATGCATCTAACACAGTTGCATATCCCGGTGCTGGTACTTGTTCGGTGGCTCAACCTCCGCTTAGGGATTGTTACCTAAATGGTGAAACCGGTCTTGCTACATGGCTTCATGGCGGTGGTGCATTATCGAAAACTAGCAACGCCGGCAATGGACACAACTGGGAGTATGGCTTTGACCACAACGGTGGGAGCATCAAGGCACAAGCTTTGTTTGATTCAATAAATGGTGATTTCATACCAGACTTAGATGACCCATTTGACGTCCACAAGGCTGGTGCAAATCCAACTCTTTACCTTCACGGTGCATCTTTCCTTCGTGCTCCGGCTCATGGGATTACCTACAACAGTGCTGGCGACATTGCGACAACCGGAACTGTGTCAGTTGTTCGTACATTTGACTCTTCCACTGGTGGAGCGGACTCAACATTTACCACTGAAGGTGTATATGAAACCGGCACTCCATATGGTCTTGGGACAAAGAACCACACGATTACCTACTACACAGTTGTAGTCAACTGGAATCCGGCGTACACATCGATTCGTCAGAGGGTTGTCTATCGGTTTGCTGAAGAAGGTCAGCGTGACCTATCAGCAGATGTTCACTCATCACTCCGTAAGTTCTATGCTGATGTTGTCAGTGGGAACATCCACTTGCATTTCTGTAATGACCACAACAACGGCACGTGGCTTGACAAAGATACTGGTATTGCTTCCGATGCTGGATTTGAAATCAGGTGGACGATAACAAATGCACAAAAACGACTTGATGTCATATATGCTAATGCTACAACGACGTACAGCGTCTACTCTGATGACGAAGGGAATACATTCTCAGTGCCAGTAACGGTTATGGCGGGTACTAAACCAACTGCTTGTGTTGCATCGAACGGCATGGAGTATATATTTGCTCGCACAACCGCTGGTGCTATCAACTGTGTTGTTCGTGACCCACAAGGTAACAACACGCAAGCAAGTCATGCTGTAGTAGCTTCCGGCGTTGCCGATGACTCACTTGCTGCATTTGTCAAAGACACAACAGTTTATCTATTTTATAGAGACACAACTGGCAGCGTCATAGTTGTCACAAGTATTAATAGTGGACTAACGTTTAGTTAGGATGTCTTTCCATGGCTGATTTGATACGTTTACCAAGCCAAGCAACTACTGGTGTTGCCATGCTGTTGCCGATTGCCTTGAACACGGCGTTGTCTCCCGGCACTCTGTTGTTGTGCAGCACATCCAAGTAATCGTCTGGGAATCCTTGGAGTCTTAGGGACTCAACGGGTGTTAGTCTTCGGACGACCATGTTGTATTGGCTTACTTGTGCAACACCTTGTGTGGCGTGTGTATCGACCGTGTAGGCTGGTGAACCATCATCACCGACTCCTAGTCCATTCTGGCTCTTCTGGACGTCTCTGGTGTCTTGTATAGGCATTGTGTACACAACGGCTGGTTGGTTGTCTCCCATATTTGCACGTAGGGTTGGACATTGTTCAGATAAACCGGCTGGACCCGCATTTCGTGCAACTGAACCGGGTTCAAATGCTAACGGCTCAACGATGACCACATCCTCTGGTGTTAGATGGTTTCCACATCCAATGGTGTTGGCTATGTTGTCTGTGGGACGATGAACGATGAAGTTCTGAGCATGGTGTGAAGACACGGCTGGTCGCATCGCTTGTAGAGCGTTCATGACTGTTCGTTCGTTGACGCTGAAGTTGTTTGCTTTTGCATCTTCACGGACGGAGTAAACAACCTTTTTCTCATGCCCCACAAGTGGGACATTCCCACCACCCGTTCCCCATCGACTTGTCACGGTGGAGCATACGTCATGTAGTTCTTTGATACGTGAGTCGTTTGGATGATTTTCGTAGAGGTGGACTGAGATGTTTGTGGAGCGTACATCACCAACATCAAAACAGTTGACGGTGTTTGACACTTCATCTTCAACCCATGTTTCCAGCCCGTCTTTTGTTTGTGCTCTGGACGACTTACGGAAGGGTACAACCTTCTCACCGACCAAGAACGATTGGTTGTTTATGTTGGCTAGGTTAGAACAAGTTAGGGTTGGGTTTCCGACTCTTCCTTCGCAATCACCGACAACAGTGCCTCTTTTAGGAGTGGGGGCAATTCTCGCCCTCTTTGTTCGGCTCTTCTTAGGATTCCCGCACATGCTCTCTGGCTCAAATAATACTTCGGCGGCACGTCGCCAATCTCCAGAAGAATGTCCGACAAGGTAGACTCGACGACGTCTTTGGGGTACTCCAAGGTATTCAGAATTAATGCACCGGTAGCTCCACCCATACCGGAGTTCTGAAAGCGACCCAAGGAAGGTTCCAAAATCCCTTCCTCCGTTAGATGACAAGACACCGGGGACGTTTTCCCAAACAATCCATTCTGGGCGCAAGTGGTCAATGAGTCCGAGATAAACGAGAGCCAAGTTTCCCCTTGGGTCTTCAAGTCCT